TGCACAGCCAACAACCTTCGAGGTCGGTGACACCCTTCAGGTCGAGGGACTCTACTCATCAGAGATAGACAACTGGACTAACAAAGAGGGCGAAGCCAAGCAGTCAATCAAGGTCAGCATCAACAACCCAAAGGTAGTTCCAGCAGAGCCACTATCGGCAATCAAGGAAATCTTTGAACCGACACACAGGGAATCACTTCCCTTTTGAGTAATCTCCGTTGGTTAGTCCCAGCCATCACCGCCGGCATACTGATAAACCTATCCACGCAAACTAAAAGCGTTCTAGGTGGCTTGGGGCTAACCTTCGGTATTCTTTACACCCTTGCTGCCATAATTGGAGCATGGGAACTACATGGCAGAGGTAAGCTTTAGCGTTACCGGTGACCCAGCCAGCCAAGGATCACACGCCATCATGCAGGGCAGAATCGTTCAGGTCAACAGCTCGAAGCATAAGGCTTGGCGCAAGGCCATCGCAGAGGCAGCAACACAATCCCTACCCGATAACTGGACTCTGATAGATGACCCTTGTGAGCTGGTGGTCAATTTCTATATGCCCAAGCCCAAGACAGTCACTAGACCACTACCCAGCGTGTCCCCAGATCTCGATAAGCTCATCCGCGCAGTTGGGGACAGCCTTACAGGGACAGTCATAACCGATGATTCCCGAATAGTCCGCATCTCAGCTAGGAAGCTCTACGCCGAGGGCATCGAGCCAGGGGCCACAATCAGCGTCAAAACCCTCAACTAGCCCTTTATTCCGACACGCCGATAATTGCCTAAATTTGGCAAAATTGCCAGAAAAAGGCAAAAACTGTGCTATTCTCTACTTATGACCAGATAGGTCAGAAAGGGAGTATCAAAATGAAAAACATTCAAGACATCATGGCAACAGCAAAAGTGTCACAGTCAGAGGCAACACTAATTGAGGAAGTCATTGGCAAAGAATGGCTACTTGATTGGTCAGAGTGTTCAACTGCTCAGTTCAAAAAAGCAATCAAACTAGCCCAGCAATTCATTAGTAATGGAATGAGCTGGGAGTAATGCTCAAGCTATTTATCTACGCTCTATCGCTGGCAGTAATCCTTGTATCCAGCTTTATCGTGCAACTTGTAGATTCAACTCTCGGCATCACAATCGGTGTGGTTGGTGTGCTTGTTGCCTTCCTAATCACAGTTCACTCATTAGCTAAAGACCTAATCAAGTAAGGAAAAAAATGCTGAAATTCTATTTATACATAATCGCACTAGCAATAATCCTTTGGGCAAGTTGGACAATCCAAGAGTTCCATGTCGGACTCGGTTACGGCATCGGAGTAATCGCCATGCTGATTGCCTTTTTCACCACCATCAACGAGTTCACAAAGGAAAGCAGATGAACGAACAACAACTAGCCGAACGCATAATCGCCGAGGCTCAACGCTGGACTGAAAACCAGTTCACGCTCCAAGCCGGTATCCCTGGCATGGACTCAGTTAGCCGCAACGAGGCTAAGGCTCGCATTGAGCTAGTAGAACACATCAAGTCAACCTATAAAGAAATGAGAGCAAATGCCTAACTATAACCCTCAAGAGATTGAGTTCGCAGTAACCGACTTTCAGCCTCACCAATACAACTTTGGTGTTGCCAAGTCAGACGGAATCTACATGGGCAGGATGCTAATGAAAAACGAGGTGCTACAACTCATCAAGGCTGCCTACCCAGTACCAACCAAAGCAATCGCTAGGGTTATTGAGATCGTGGACAACATTGAAATCTATGTTGACCCTGAATACAACATCTCATCGAGGTAATCATGCAGACACTTTACACAGAGGGATTCAAGGCTGGCATTAGATACCAGAGAGAGTCAGTCCTTGACTTTATCCGAATCCACGCAGAGCAGAATGTAGCCATCACAGCTCAGGACATCGCTGAGGAAATAGAAGGTCAGTACCGAATTGACATGGAAGCAAACCTAGCCGAAAGGAAAACACAATGGGGCCAAAAGAAATAGACATCAAGCTGCTTGAGTTTGAGGCTCGCTTGGCAATGATAAACAAAGAGCTGGCTGAGCTTATCAAGACAGCCAAAGACATCGAGTTTAGAGCTAAAGCAATCCTTGGAGAAACTGAGAAATGACCGGATTCGATTGGGCGTTACGCATCCGCAGGGGCAGAGAGAGAGCCTTTGCTAAGGGATACGAACAAGGCGCAAAAGACATGGCTGAGTATTTCAGCGAGCAAGTGATCTACTCACTACACAAGGATGCAGTCCTAAGCCTGAGCATAGACATTGACACTCTTGAGCGAGTAGTCGAAGTGATTGAGGCGGTGAGGGACATTGGCAAAGCATAGAGCTGAAAGGCAACCTATCAACTGGCGTATCGTTCGAGTCCATTGGGCATACAAGAGGATGCAACTAAAAAGCTTGGTTGTAGCTTTCTTTACCAGGGGCGTCAAATGACACACTTCACAAACGCCGATGAGCGTGAAATCTTTGAGGCCATCAACCTGCTAAAGGATGAGAACTTAGTTTGGTCAAGTGACCTAGAAGCAATCAGGCGCAACCTTGCCAGATTATTAGAAAGAATCATGCAAGTCGAATGGCACTATCTTGAGCCAGAAATCGGGGACTTAGCCCTAAACTTGATAAGAGAAACAGAAAGGGAAAACAATGCTAGAAGGAATGACACCGACACAGAGGAAAGCACCTTGCAAGGTAAGGTCAATCTTGGAATCGTTGGACAGCAAGGATCAAGTAATACTTGTCAATGCTGTAAGTAATGAGTCTTGGAAAGCACCAGCACTAGCTAGAGAACTAACAGCTAGGGGAATCCCAATCAGCGAGAAACCTATTCTTGCTCATAGAAGGAAAGAGTGCAGTTGTGCTAGATAACTTGGAACCAGCACCAAAGGTAACACCACCGAAAGATTGGCGGCCAGCAGTTGAGTTTGACGGCACACTAGGTGAGGCAACAACCCCACCGACTACCGGCAACCAACCTAACTTTGATGAGTTCCTAATCGAGCAAGGTTTCGACCCTGACAAGATTGAGATTTACGGTCCAATACGCACTAGCCGATGGCAACAGCGTGAGGGTGGCGATTGGTTAGTTAGCTGGCGATTCAACTTCAGAACACGCTCTGAAGTCGAGATAGACCTACCAACCCTTTATGCCAACACTCGTAAGGGACTCAAAATTGCCAAGCCAAAAGAAACACTTGAGAAGGCTGTTGTTGTCTGCTGGTCAGATACTCAGACAGGCAAGGCAGGTGACATCCGAGGTGGCACACCTGAGCTGATTGAACGCATCGCAGAGAAGCAAGCCAACCTTGCCAGCTATCTAAAAAAGGAAAAGCCAGATGTTATCTACTTCCTAAATGTCGGTGACAGCATCGAGGGCTTTGAGTCAGGTGGCAACCCCAATAGAACCAACGACCTCAGTTTGATGCAGCAGATTGACCTTGAGGCAACATTCGAGTGGGAAACCCTAAAGCTGATGGCTAACTACGCACCTGTAATCGCTGCCTCAGTTGGCTCGAACCATTGCGCTTGGAGATCAGGCAGACAGAAACTAGGCACAGCAACCGATGATTGGGGTATTCACATCCAACGCCAGCTTGCTAGGCTCGCTCAGGAAACAGACCTGCCAGTCAAGTTCTACGAGCCACAGGCTAACGATGAGTCACTTGCCCTAGATGTTTGGGGTGACAACGAGATGATTCTCGGCCTAGTTCATGGACACCAAGCCTCAAGACCTGACGGCATAGTTCAATGGTGGCGTAACCAGTCGCATGGCAACCAGCCAGTAAAAGATGCAGACATTCTGATTCATGGACACTTCCATCACCTAACAGTCAAAGAGTCAGGCAGACGAAACAACCACAGCCGATGGGTGATTCAATGCCCAACCCTTGATGCTGGCTCAAGCTGGTATCGAACCGGCATGGGTGGAGATGACAGCGACCCAGGCTTGCTAGTGTTCCCACTTACGAAGGGTGAGAACTTCCAAGGAACTGTTTACAAACTCTAGTTGCCAGAAAAGAGAGAGATGAAAATACTAAACCTTTATGCCGGCATTGGTGGCAATAGAAGGCTCTGGGCTGGGGGGGGGTCACACCAAGTGACTGCTGTTGAGTATGACCCAGAGATTGCTGCCGTCTATGCTGACCTGTATCCAGAGGATGAACTAATTGTCGCTGACGCTCACCAGTATCTACTGGAACACCATGACGAGTTTGACTTCATTTGGTCAAGCCCACCATGCCAAACACACAGCTCATTCAGGTACAACATCGGCGTTAGGTTTCGAGGCACACAGCCTAAGTATCCAGACATGACTCTGTATGAGGAGATAGTGTTTCTTCAACACCACAGCAAAGCACTCTGGGTTGTTGAGAATGTTATTCCCTACTACAAGCCACTCATTGAGGCAGAAAAGATAAACAGGCACCTCTACTGGGCTAACTTCCCAATCGGTGAGCTGCCAAAGATAAAGGAAAACCTAAGAGAGATACAGATACCAGGATTGCAAGAGCTTCATGGCATAGACCTAACTGGGTACAAACTATCCAACAAGCGACAGGTCTTGAGGAACTGTGTGTATCCAGCCACAGGTGAAGCCATACTAAACAAAGCAATTGAGTACGCTAAGTTGCCGGAAAGAAAAGAGAGATGACCTACCAAATACTAAAAGGCAACAGCCTAGAACTACTACCAACACTTGCCGACAACAGCATAGATGCCATAGTCACAGACCCACCTTACGGACTAGGCAACCCTGACCCTGACTACATCATCAAGGCAATACAGCTTTGGGCATCAGGTGATCGTTCTCACATCCCTGAAGGCAAAGGATTTATGGGTAAGTCTTGGGATTCCTTTGTGCCACCACCTGCTATCTGGGATGAGTGCCTAAGAGTGCTAAAGCCAGGTGGACACTTGCTCGCCTTTGCTGGGACTCGAACCTATGACCTTATGGGTATCTCTATCCGCATGGCAGGGTTTGAGATTAGGGATTCAATCGGGTGGGTGTATGGGTCAGGATTTCCTAAGTCAATGGATGTTAGCAAGGCGATTGACAAAGGACAAGGGCAGAACAGAGATAGACAGCTTGCCTTTACTTCATGGATGAAATCATCTGGTTTACCTCAAGATAAGTGCGCAGAGCTTTTATTGCCTTTTGCAAAAAACATTGAGTCAGCAAGAGCTATGGCGCAACACTATTACACAGACAAACAACAGCCAGCAATAGCCACGGCAGACATCTTTGACTGGATTAGACCTTACTTGCCAGAAGTGCCAGAGGAAATAGAAAGACTTGTTGCTGAACGCACAGGGATTGAGTGGACGGCCTATAAGAATCGTGAAGTTATCGGAACCCAAGTTAGGTATAACGAGCCGTCTGGAATAGTCAATGTAGGACAAGGTCAGCGGCAACTTATTGAACGCAAAATAAGCCTTTCCGCAACCCCAGAAGCAAAACAATGGCAAGGATGGGGAACAGCACTAAAGCCAGCACTCGAACCAATAGTCGTTGCTCGCAAACCTTTAGGTGAAAAGACAGTTGCGGAGAATGTCCTAACTCATGGAACAGGTGGGCTAAACATAGATGCTAGCAGGATAGGGACAGAGGAAAGAATAAATCCACCTGGGGGCATCGCACCAGGGGCTAACAACTATGTCAATGGATCTAGGTTTAATGAAGGTGAACCAACAACAGTTCAAGGCAGATGGCCAGCAAACCTAATCCTTGACCCTTACACAGCAGAGCTACTAGATGAGCAGAGTGGACAGTCAGTAAGCAAGGCAGGCGGCAGAAGCACTCAAAAAGGGACTGGAACGTGGGCAAGCTCAAGTGGTGTCTTTGCTAGTGGACAAGACAGACCAAGAACAGGGCACACAGATTCAGGTGGAGCATCAAGATTCTTTTATGTAGCTAAAGCATCAAAGCGTGATAGGAACGAGGGGCTTGAGGACTTAGAGGCTCAACGCCATAGTGACCGAAAGCTTGATGATGGTGCAGGTGGTGACAATCCACGCAACCGAACCAACAACGCAAAGCAGAACTTCCACCCAACAGTAAAGCCAACAGCCCTAATGCAATACCTAGTCAAGCTCATAACACCACCAGGCGGGACAGTCCTAGATCCCTTTACAGGCTCAGGCTCAACAGGTAAGGCAGCAATCCTTGAGGGCTTTGACTTCATTGGGATAGAGCTAACCGAGGACTACTGGCCTATCATCGAGGGCAGACTGAAACACGCTGAAGCCAAAGTTGCAGAGGCAAAAGAAAACATAGAAGCCCAACCTCAAGGATTATTCTGATGCCCACATACGATTACAAGTGCAAGACCTGTGACCTCAAGATGTCAGTCATACGCAAGATAGATGAAGCCGAGAGAACACCACTCTGTGTCAACTGTGCCAAAGACTTAGTGAGAGTGTATGACGCACCAGCGGTAACCTTCATGGGAATCGGTTGGGGAAAAGACGCTTGATCCTATTCCCTAAGCCCTGCCTGAAGTGCAAGGCACTATTCAAGGCTAGGTCAGAGTATTGCGAGAGTTGCCGGCTGGAAAGAAAACCAAGAGAGCAGACCCCACGAGTTTATTCAGCGGAAAGAAAAATAAGGAAGGGACTTTTATACGGGGGGGATTATCGCCAGCGAGCCAAGGTAGTACGGGAAACAGCTACTCATTGTCACATCTGTAAACAAATCTTTACTGACCGCACACAGATACAGGCCGACCACCTGATACCAGGCAATCCACAAAGTCCTTTAGCACCTGCCCACCGCCGGTGTAACGCTCAGAAAGGAAATAAATACATTGGTTAATGAGAATTGACTTATTGACATCAAAACCCGCCTACAAGCCTGCTATCACCCCTACCGCCGTTATTTACGGGGGGTGGGGCTTTTCCTTGCTAACTCGCAACCTTACACCCCGATCCCCTGAGCTTCTGTGTAGTCCCGCAAAACTAAAGGTTTTTGGTAAGCTATAAAAATGAACATCGAAACCCTACGCATCCTTGAGCTAACGCCTGATCCAAACAACGCAAGGCAACACGATGACAAGAACCTCAAAGCCATCATGGGAAGCCTCAAAGAGTTCGGTCAGCGCAAGCCAATCGTCATAACCGAGGCTGGCACAATCGTTGCCGGCAATGGAACTGTCGAGGCCGCTAAGCGTTTGGGCTGGACTGACATCGAGGTTGTCAGAGTTCCGAGTGACTGGACTGATGCTCAAGTCAAAGCCTTTGCTATCGCTGACAATCGCACAGCCGAGCTTGCTAACTGGAACCAGGAAGTGCTTACCTCTCAACTGCTAGAGCTAGAGGCTGAGGGTTGGGAGCTTGCTGAGTTTGGCTTCGAGCCTTTGGAAATGCCTACTCAGGATGAAATCACCACAGAGGATGATGTGCCAGAATCAGTACCTCAGCGTTCCTCTTTAGGTGACCATTGGAGAATAGGTGATGTAGATCTTTATGTTTCAGATGCTTTTACAGCAAACCTTCCGCCTTCAGATGCTGTTATTAGCGACCCACCTTATGGCATGAATGTTGACTTTTCATGGTATGGCGGTCCAGTTGGAAAATCACTAGGCAGAAGCATTGAAATTGCCTCAAAACATTCTGAGCTAGAAAAGCCTGACTGGGATCAGAAAAAGTTTGACCCTACTAGATTTATAGGTCACGCTAAAACAACTGCACTCTTTGGAGCTAACTACTTTTATGAATACTTACCAGCGGATGGAACTTGGTGGGTTTGGGATAAGAGGCAGACTGAATCGGGTGAAATCCAAAACGCTTATGGTATGCCTTACGAAATGCTTTGGATAAATGGAAAACGAAAGTCCAACATCATTAGAAACCTATGGGCTGGATTTACAAGAAAAGCAACAGCCGAGGATAAAGAGCGGCTGCACCCAACACAAAAACCGTATGCAGTTATGTCTGAAATCATTATTTATCTAACTAAACAGGGCGATGTTGTATTAGACCCATTCGCTGGAAGCGGAACCACATTACTTGCTTGTGTAAAAAACAACAGAAAAGCTATTGGAATTGAGTTTGATCCTAAATTTGCAGATGTTATTTTAGCTAGGTTAGAAAAAGAAACTGGCGAGAAAGCGGAGCTACTGCCAGCTAAGGCAGATTAGTCATGGCACAAGTTGGCAGACCACCAGTCCCAACTGAGGTCAAAAGACTGACTGGCAACCCAGGTAAGAGAGCATTACCCGACCAGTCAACTGTGATGCTTATTCCTCAAGCCTTATCTACACCTGAGCCGGCTAGACCCTTACTCAAGTACGGCAAGGAACTATGGGACAGAGTTTGGGAATCAGGCATAGCTTGGATAAGTCCTAACAGCGACATCGAGATTCTATTGATGACCTGTGAGATGGTTGACGAGCGTTGGAACTTGAGGGTAAGAGTCATGACTGACAACAACCCAAGGGATCGCAGAGGCTTACGAGAGCTGGAAAAGTCAATCTATTCCAACTTATCCCTGCTCGGTTTTACCCCAACTGATAGAAGTAGACTAGGCGTTGCCGAGGTCAAAAAAATGAGCAAGCTAGAGGAACTGCTAACCAAGAAGGCTAATCGTGAGTAGCTGGCCCCCAGCTTGGTTGACACCAGTATCCGATGAAGCCATCAAAGCTGGTGATGGTGAGTATGCCATTGAGTTTGCCGAAGCGTTTGGAACTATCGGTAAGGATGGAATTGCTGGTCGAGTCGGTGATGCGCTAGTCCTAAGAGATTGGCAAAAGGAACTTGTCAGGCGTATCTTTGCCAGAGATGCAGATGGTGGACTAACTGCAAGAGTGGCACTTGTAGGCACTCCAAGGAAATCAGGTAAGTCAGCTCTAGCCTCAACCCTTGCTCTTTACAGTTTGATAGCTGAGGGCATTGAGGGTGGTGAGGTCGTTGTTGCTGCTGCTGAAAAGGAACAGGCTCGCATTATCTTTGGTGAAGCTAAGCGCATGGTCGAGGCTAGTGAGCTATCAGAGCTTTGCACTCTGTATCGAGATGCAATCTTTGTACCCTCAACCAACTCCGTGATGAAGGTGCTATCTGCCGAGGCTTACTCCAAGGAAGGTCTGAATGTTAGCCGAGCGATTGTGGATGAGATCCATGCCCACAAGAACCGAGAACTATTTGATGTGCTTTCACTCTCGATGGGTAACCGAGGCAAGCTGGCTCAGCTACTAGCAGTCACCACAGCCGGTCAAAAGACAGACATGACAGGGCAAGACTCAATTGCTTACAGCCTCTACCAGTACGGCAAGCGAGTATCGACTGGTGAAGTAGTTGACCCAACATTCTTTATGTCTTGGTGGGAAGCACCACCAGAGGCAGACCATCGTGACCCCGAGATGTGGAAGGTCGCTAATCCTGGTTATGACGATCTAGTGTCTAAGGATGACTTCGAGTCTGCTGTCAAGAGAACACCCGAACCAGAGTTTAGAACTAAAAGATTGAACCAATGGGTTAGCTCGATGAACGCTTGGCTACCCAACGGAGCATGGCAACCACTAGCAGAACAGCGAGAGTTGCTACCAGATGAGGACATAATCATCGGCTTTGACGGCTCTTTCAATGGTGACTGCACTAGCTTGATGGGTTGCACCATACCCAAAGACGATGAAAAACCCTATCTATTTATGATTAAGACATGGGAGAAACAGCCAGAGGATACCGATGATTGGCGTGTAAATACCCAAGAAGTTGAGGATGTAATCATTCAATTCTGCTCAACTCACAATGTAAAAGAGATAGCTTGTGACCCTTATCGCTGGCAAAGGTCTATGGATGCGATGGCAGAGATGGGCTTGCCAGTTATCGAGTTTCCTTCAACCAGCCCAAGTCGCATGGTGTCAGCCTGTGCCAAGTTCTACACAGCAGTAACCGAGCAGACAATGATTCACGATGGCGATGCACTACTTGAGCGACACCTCACCAACGCAGTAGTAAAGACCGACAGGATTGGCCCTAGAATCGTAAAAGACAATCGAAGCTCACCACGAAAGATTGACGCTGCTGTTGCTGCTGTAATAGCCTTTGATAGGGCAACTGTTGGTAGAGTAGAGTCTGAACAGCTTGTCCCACAATTCTTTATCTAAGGCGGTCATGGCAACCATACTTCAAGTCGCAGGAGCTTCAGCCATAAGCATTGGTGCAGGGCTAATCTTTATTCCTGCTGGCGTAATTCTCGCTGGCGTGTTTGCAATCTTATTTGGCTTGGCTGCCGAAAGGAAATAACTAAATGCTCAACAATCTTTTCGAGTCAAGAGCTATCAGCTTTCAGACCATCTGGGGAACTGGTGGTGACATCGAGGTACTTAATCAGTCAGGC